AGTCATGGAAAGCACTGGAATCTCCTGGAGTGGATAAATCTCTTCTTCTTGTGTTGGATAGAAATCAGATTGATAATCAACATTTCCTCTATCAGTTTCTGATCTAATAATACCATTTGATGAATTAGACGGAGCCTGAATAAATGCACCGCCACCACCATTTGTTGGTGTTGTTTGACCTATTGTTGTTAAACCAGAAACATTAATTCTTTGTGGCTTTCTATCTAATCTGGTAGTTGAATATTGCCACGCACGAGTTGCTGTTGTTTCATTAACATCTGTTTGTGGCAATACCTGAATTACAGCCTTATTATATTCTTCACGGCTAAAGGTATATCCATCTTCTATGCAGTTAACAAATATCTTACCAGTTATTGGTGTACCGCCAAGCAACTGACCATTATGTACAACAATAGTTGTTGCATAATCATCATATGGATTATTGGTAACTGCAGAATTGTTATAATATGTATTAGCAAGTTGTGTAATTACTGTTCCCGCCAAAATATTCTGCGCTTCTACTGCCATCAACGGCTTGGTTCCAATTTGATTTTGCTTATATCCTGGCAAATCATCTTTTTCAGTTACTTTTCTTAAGGCGGTACCTGGAATAATAAACTCATTACCCTCTTGCAAACCAAATTGACGATATGAATATTTAGCATGATACTGATCAAAATCATATTCACTCTCTGGTGTAAAGTTAATAAAGTCTGTTAATAAATATGTTTCTTTATTTGTTAAGCCAGTAAGTGTAGTTGCGACCTTATATTTATTATTTCTATGTGTATCAAAATATCTTTCTGCTGGTTCACCAAGTTCAAATGGACTTAAAGATGCAGCAGCAGCATCTGATGTCTGCAATAGTTGCGGAACTTCAGTAAAGCCTTTAACAATACCTAAATCAGTGGCCAGTCTTGGACTTGATACATAAATGCTTGCGCCATTTGCAGCAACATTTTTAATTGATTGTATAAAATTATTATATTTTTCAATTATTTCAAAATCATTATATCCAATAAAATGTTCTTTTATTTGTTCATTTGTTTCTGGATAATTCATGAATACAATAAGATCATAATTATTAATATTTATATCTTGTTGCAAATCAATAAATCTTTCTTCACCGTTAGGTTCTGTCCATCTTTGCGTAAATAAAGGTTGAGAATTTAAATCATTTTCTGTTGGATGATTTTCAAGTTCAATCCAATCTTGTGAGTCATTTAATGATACTATTGTGTTTGATAATATCCATGATGTATTTTTATAATATCCATCTATAACTCTAACAACTCCGTTATTTATTTGCATTGGAGATCTTGAATTTTCATCTCTTTCTAATGGTTTATTTAATCCACTAAATATATAAATACCGTTTTCTTTTCTGTTTATTTGATTGGTTAATAATATTCGATCGCCAATATTTAATTGAATGCCGCTAAATAATAAATTATTTATTGCATAAGAACTAAATCTGCTTTTTGTATCAACCGCAAAATCTGTACCAATGCTATTTATTGCATCTAAAAAGTTTAAGTTTGTTGCACTTAATTGCCATTGTTCTTGAAATGCCGCAGCATTCCATACTTCTGATCTATTGTAGAGAGATTCTTTGCCTGGTCCAAAAAGAAATACATTATCTTTTATTGCTACTTTTACATCAGGTAAATAATTTATTTGTTTTGAAATAGATTTATCAATATTATATATTTCAGATGAAGAATTTTTAATTTTATGAGTAATACTATACGAATATATATCAAAAGTATTATCCAGTTCTAAACCATCTTTGGCATTTTCGCTTATTAAATTATTCCAAAATAACTTTAAGGCTTTTTTCTTATTAGATGAAACTATTGGTTCAATCATTTTTGCAGAAGCAGTTAAAATATTTACATTTTTTTCATTACCAATGTACAATCTATATCTGTTTTGAATTTCATTTTTATCTAATGGAGCATTTACTCCAGCAACATAATGATTAATAGCACCTCTAAAGGCAGTAGGTTTAGCATTATCAAATTCTCTATTTGTTAATTTTCTCCAGTGTTGATGAGTATATCCACTATACCCTGCACCATAATCACCACTAAGCATTTCTCCATTTGTCACAAGTGTTGGCCATAAATTTTGCCAGAAATTTTGTTCAAGATTAGGATCTATTGCTAATGGATCCATCAATAACCAATCTATTGTTGGAAAATAAATTTGTGAATTATTTACATATTCTTTTGTTCTTTTATCTAATTTTCCATCAACCCAAATTTCAATAAATCTTTCGGAAAATCTTTTTTCTCCCTGTCTAATGATTCCTGGTTTACCAAAATTAAGTACAACATGATGCCAATTATTATCTGCAACATTTTGATTTCCTAAAATTGAAAATTCTTTTTTATTTGGACCGAAATCATCAAAATATTCAATATTAATTTTACCGTCTACTAATTTAATATATAGACTATGTGAATTTGTATATCCATCAGAAAGATATGCGCTATCAGCATTAATTACAGATACGTTATCTCCAAAAAGAAAATCTTGTGTTTCTTCTGCTTCTGAATTTCCTGTGTAAGTGGCATTTGAAGAAGTGTTATAATTAGTTTTTTTAACAGTTCCAACACCGATAACACAATTTTGCTTATCTGTTTTAAAAGTAAGTTCAATATATCCAGATCTAAATTCTCTTACATAATTAGGATTATTACGAACAAGAGCACTGGAATAAAGATCTGATCTTGATTCATCTAAATATATAATTGCATCCTCATTCCAATATGGAATTTGATATTTATTTGTAATATCTAATATTTGTCCATTTGGAAAATAATTTGGACTATTTTTCCAAATAGGTTGTTTGTCAACCATAAGAGTAGCATGTCCAGGTGCTCCCTTTGCAGTATCATAAATATCATCAGAAAGAACAGCATTTAACCATAATGGAACATAACGACTACTCCCAGCCTGAAGATCCATTCTAGAACTTAATTCAGTGCTAAAGTCAAATATACTTCTTGTTCCTAAAGCGAGTGCACCAGATGCTTCAAATTCATCTAACTGCCGTGGCATACTAACAGTTTCTAATCCCTGCAAATCTTTATTTTCAAATTCTTTCATTATTTGACCTCTCTGTATCTTGGAATCTTATTGTCATTATTTGCCTTATAAACTAAATATCTGACATAAGTAGAATATATCTTATTAAATTGAACAAGAATTGTGTTTGAAAAAGCACCAGTGTAATAAGTTAATTTATGATCTTCAGTTAATTTTGCACTCGCATACATAGTTGGACCAGGAACTGTAGTGGCAACCAAACTTGTATTAAATGCTGCACTTGCTACCATAACATCAGAAACAATATTAACTGGTACAAAACCAGTTGCTTCAGCCATTAATGCAGATGCTTCCATAACATTAGCAGTAACATTAACTAATCTTACCAAATATAATGAAGGATGAACGAATTGTCCAGATGCTGTCGCTGGAGCGGCAGATAAAATAGCATTAGTAATTATTGCTGGCATTGACATTTCTGCAGAAGCGGTTAATGCTACTGTTGCATTATTTGTATTTGTTTTATCTGGCATTACATTAAATATATTGGTAACTGCTGTTTGCAAGATTTGATTCTTATCCCAATAGATTTCATCAAGAATAAGTTTTGTATTTGTTGGTACTACTGGTAATGCTGTGTCACCAAATGGAGTAATCAAACAGCCAATTCCTAATCTTGGGAAATTGTTAGCCTCATCGTTAGCACCAACATGTATTGGATTATTTATTGTTGTTACTGCATAAGTGTTTATATCTTGATCTAATACTAATACAGCATCAACATAGACATATAAATGATTTTTATTATTATTATGATGAGAATTAATAACAATATTATGTCTTGTATAATCAAATACATTAACATTGTTTGCAGATGTTATTGTTATTGGTGCGCCTACCTGATTATTAATTTGTAAATGTAATTTATTTTGATAATGATAAAGAATAATATTTTGATTATCATTATGACCATTTAGATTCCACAATACACGAAGACCTGTTGTTGAAGCATCATCTGTTGCTCTTTCCATCCAAAATGATGAATGCCATGAATTATTACCAGTTCCCCAATTGTCATCATGTTCAGATTCTTTTAAAATGACTCCATCAGTAATATATGATGTACCTGCAGTTTTAGCAGATTTGCCATTTATGCCAAGATCTGGATTTACTATTGTTCCTCCAACTACAGTGGCTGCAACAGAATAATCATTATCAGTACCAGAATCAGAATATGGAGTTGCGGTATCAAATGTTACATATCTATATGGTGTAATATTTGCCTGAATATAATCAGAATATGTTGTATTTAATGCAAAACCTTCTTTTGATTCTGCAGAGGCAATAGTAGGATCTGCATAAATTGTCCAACCATAATAAACAATAACATTTGTATTTAATGCTGATGCCGTTAATGCTGATACTGAATAATTAATATTGGTTGTTGTTAAAATTGACGGCATAATAAAATCTGCTGAAGCAGTAATTGGAGTTGCCACAGTATCTGCATTTGATATGACAAGGAATTGATGATTTACAGTTTGAGTATTTGCATAAAATGGCACTGCAATAAATTCATTATTTGGATCTAGATTATTTATAAAACTAAAATGATCAATAATTTCAGAATTTGTTAATACACGATTATAAATAGCAAATTCATCTACTAGTGCCGAAGCATTGTTGCTTGATGCTTCGTCATCTTGTGTTTCGTCAAATTGAGAAGAAACAACACTTAAATATTGTGGATTCGCAACATATGAATTATACCAATCTGGTGCCTGGAAATTACTAGCAAGAATAGGGGAGCCATTTACCCATAAAGTAAATGATTTTCCATTTTTTGTCAAAATAACATTATTCCAATTATTATCTATTACTGCTCCAGCACTTGAATAATAACGTCTAGTAGTAGATGTTCCGCCAAATGGCAGAGCATACTCATCAACATTTCTTACAACTACAACAAATCCATCATTAGAAGGTCTATAGATAAGTTGTATATTACCAAATTTTCCTCCGACTCCAGCACTATTTGTGTTTGTTTTATAAAACCAATATTCTACTGAAAAATTACCATTTAATAAATTAGCGGTTGTTTCTGCATCAGGTCCATAAATTCTGACATAATTAGGAGCATTATTATATGTTCCAGTGAATTGCCAGGAATCACCTTCTCCAACAGAAGCCATTTTTCCAGGACTGGTTACTTCTTTTGAAATAGTACTTCCAATTACTTCATTATCATTTGCGCCCCATGATCCATAATTTGTTATTGTTGTTTGATCTAGGTTTGTATAAAATACTGGATTGTCTTCAATAATCATCTTGAAATAACTTGGAGTAACAAAAATTGTTGGATTAACCATTAATGCTGAAACAGTCATTGGTGCCCTAGATACACTTGGCTCTACAAATTCTGCTGATGCAGTAAGTTCAACAGAACCATAACTTACATTACTTCCAGTTGATACACCAACATTATTAATTAATTCTGCTGATGCATTTAATGTTTCTGTTATTGTAATATTTAAATTAACATTATTTGTTATTGAAACATCTGATGGGAAAAGTGCTGATGCTTCAAAATGTGTTGTTGTATATGCATTATCTCCAACCATGGTAGAAATTGTTGGATGTAAAAATGTTGCATCGCAAGTTATTACTTCAGGCACAACAAAAGTATCAGTTTTAATTGATGGATGAACAATATCAACAGAAGCAGTTTTTGCAGTAGATGAATAGATTACACCAATTGCTGCATTATAAATATTTGCTATTTCTGTAGCAGTAATACTATTAAATTCTGCAACATATGGTGAAGCAATTTTTATATCCTGTGTATATAAATTAGCAGTATTACCAATATCAACACCAACCATTGTTGCTGTTGTATTTATTGCTACGTTTGTATCTGTATCAATTAATTGACCATTTAAATAAATATAAGCATTTGCGCCATCACGACGAATAGCAACATAATTCCAAGTATTTGTTGTAAGACTTGGATAATTATCGCTAGTATAATTTTTAACTTTATCACCAATGGGAATTAATAATGTATTTTTATTTGTATTTGTATCGTAATAAATAGAAAATAAAAATCCACGAGTTGCTGGTCTAACTCCATAAAATGGAACACCTGCGCCAGCACTGTTTGGTATTTGTTCTGCATTAAACCAAACACCAGCAGAAAAAGAATTATCACTATATAAATTAAGATAACTTGTTACTGTAGAACGATACCTTGCAAAAGTTCCACTTGTACTTGATAATCTTACTTTCCAGCATTTTTGTCCTGGTATAAAACCATCATTTACTGTTTCTACATGTGTTCCAAACTGTGTATAAGTCCAGTTAGCGCTTGATGTATATGTGCTATTACTTGTACGAGTAGGCTGTGCAAATCCCTGCGGGCTATCCTCATCAAGCATTAATGCATATTCATGAGTTATATTATTATTAAAGTAATCTGTATATTGACTCATAAAAAAAGGCTACGCCAAAGACGTAGCCAATTCACCTACCTTCAATTCTGGATTAATTGCTTTTAGGCTATGTCCATTTACGGAAATAGTAGGAAGATTGAAACAGGTCCAAGTCAGCACATGAGTAGTATGGCAACAGACAATTTGTGCTTTGATACCAGGCGTAACTAACTCCGCCTTAGTGGAGAGAGACATTGGACCTGCTTCAATTCTTATATTCATTATGCTACTGTGATCCTTACGATACCTGTAGCATCCCATGTAATAGTAAAGTTACCATTAGATGAAGATTGATCTGAACCAAAATCAACATAACCAATGAGTGGCTTTGTTGCGTTGGTTGCAGGAGATGCATCATAAACTACTGCATAACGAGCAGTAATTGTAGATGAAGACCATGTTACATCGTCAGCATCAAGAACGATTACGTTTGTTGCTGAGTTATATGTATTGGTCTTATTTGCAAGAGTGTTTCCACCTGCTGTATAGCCAGTTGCACCTGATACTTCAAATGTCGAAACATCGTCGAAGTAGTTATGAGCATCCTGGTCTGGTGTGTAGGAGTTGGTGAGAAGCGCTACCTTGATGGTATCTGTATCCCAGTCAACTTCCTTGTTAAGTGCTTGCTGTAGGAATTGTCCGTATAGTTTGCTTGGCATTATTCAGTTCCCCCTTATGACGCAGTCTTCTCAACGATTGCAAATGCACCAGCATCAGCAATAGCAAAACCACGACGAATGCGTGTCTTGAGAAGAACTCCATCCTTAGAAAATTCTGCATCACGAGAAACTACAGACTCTACGCCACCACGAACACCATTGATCAACATGTTGCGGTTACCGCAAATGAGCAATGCATTTCCTGTTGGTGTATCAGTTGCTGCAGCAGAACGAGCAGCACCGTAAGATACAACTAGTGGATATCCAAATAGTGAACCAGGTGTTCCTGCAAGTGGATCTGGAAGAACTAGGTCATTATTACCCTTTACCATTCCACGAATTTCCTTTAACATCTTTGGATGTGCCATCCATACTGTGTTAGCAGCATCAAACTTTGAGGATGCCTCAACTGCACCTAATGCTGCATTAAGGTCTTCATAAGATAATGCTCCTGCTGTTGGAATAAGATTTGATGGAGCATCATTTGCAACTGCTGTAAGAACTGATGTATATGGTGCATCATCATTTCCTGTTTCAACTGCATAAACGCCAAGAGTAGCGTTATCAAATTTACGTGCCCAACGAGATGCCCACTCACGCTTGTATGTGGTGAGTACATCAACTAGGGAATCGTTTACATCTTCTTCTGAGATGTGCATAATCTGTGCGTACTTACGTGCTGTAAGAACTACTTCATCAAGAGTAGCAACTGCTTCTGGAATGGTATTGCCTTCAGCAACAACATCTGGAGCATCAGCCTTAAAGCGAGGCACAGTCTTTGTACGAGAAGCCATTGCTTCACGACGAGCAAATCGTTCAACCGCAGAGTTGGCAATAAGGTCTTGGATGACTGCACTGCCTTGTTCCTCTAGGATGTAACCATTGGCTTCTGTTAAATCTGTTCTAGCCATTTTGTTTTTCTCCTTTAGAAAAATAAATTTTTATTAAGTTTTGTAGGTATTGAATCGTCTAATTCATCCATAGACCTGTGGCAACGTCCATCGCCAAAAGTATAGATATATTATATCAGATTTTCTTACCAAGGATTTTTGCTGCCTGCATTTCTGTGGCAGAATATTGAGTACTTACAGATGCCTTAATAGCAGCATCGGCTTGTCCGCCAACACGCATTTTAGCATCAAAAATCTCAGGAAGATCTTCTTTTAATTGCTTTAATTGTTCATCTAAACCAACAACCTCATAATTTTCATCAAATTCAAGTTTGAAGGTATCAATAAACTTTAAAAATCTTTTAGGCTCTTTCAAACCTTCAGCAGATAATCTTTGTGCAATTTTTTCCTTTAATAGTTTTCCACTATATTCGGCAATTGCTTGATCCTTGCTGTTAAGATCTAGTTCCAACTTTTCTTTTTCTTCTCTGAATTTTTTGGCATCATTTTTGGCTCTTTCAAGGGCTGAGAGTACAGCCTTAGCATCCTCAATGACTACTTCAGAGTTTTCTTGTATTTCTGTTGTTTCTGTGTTATTAGTTTCCAACTTCTCCACCTGTTGCTTCCATTAGTACGTTATTGGTGTTTGTATTTTGAGATAAATTGGTTAAAGACTCTTCTGTAGCCGCTATTGCTGCAGCAACTTCTAAATCATAACCCATTTCAATAAGAACTTGCTCAAGAGAGACACCGACAACTCTCTTTTTAACTGCAACTTCCCAATTATCAAGACTATCCATAGATTCAATGTCTTTCCACTTAACCTGAACATTAGGCTCAGTCTCATTGTCAATTTTTAGGATAAATCTAAACATATCTGCCCATGTTGAACCAAATGTGATCTGACGATCCTTTACTTTGGCAATGAGCGGTGCTTCAGCAGTTCTGAGTGATTCACCAGAAGGAATGCTTCCAGTTTTCTCAAAGTAATGAAGCGGTGTGCATGTTATTGATGCCATTGAACGAACGAAATCCTTTACTGGCTCTGTAAATACTTTGTGGTCAGCAGGAGAAAATTCTCCAACCTTATCAACACCACGAAGATACCAAAGTTCTCCAGGACCGTTCTTCAAACGACCAATATTATCTTCAACTGCTGCATCATCTTCAAAATCTTCAAATTCTGCAGAATTGCCACTACCAGATAATGCATATCTTTGTGGTGCACCCTGATAATCAACAGTTGTCATATGTGTAACAATTAATTTATTAATAGCATCTTGTGGACCATATGCATCAACATGTTCTGGTCTTCCATATTGTTTGGTTGTACGGAAATGAAATACTGGAATTTCTCCCCATGGATTTTCTACTATTTCAGTTAATGCAAATCCAGAATGTGAAACAATATTTAATATTTCTCCAGGCATTGTATATTTTTCAATACGATCTGGATAGTACATATTTAAATGTGATGTTTTCTTTGTATGATCCATTGGATCTTCGGACTGCCACAATTTTGCAGCAAATCTTTTTACACGAGGATTCTCATCATCATAAATCATGATTGTTGTTAATGGTGAATTGTAATCAACAGTAATATTTCCATTAATATCTGTCCAAACAATTGCATAGCAATCGCCATAAGCAAGTGCTCGGCGATGAATTTCATCAGCGTCAATTTGCAAATCATTCATTTGCCAAATATCGTTGATTTTCTTATTTGCTTCTGCTGTATTTGCTGTAATATTTGCAATTTCAAGACGGTTTAGAACAGAATCTACTACAGTCCTTGCAAAATTAAATCTAAAGTCGCTTCCAGCATTACCAAGCAACTTGTACCAGCGATTATTTGGAAAAACCTCAGATTGAGTTCCTTCATAATACGCTTCTGCAGTTAGATAGGTATTTCTTCTATCTACTATTGTATCAATAGCCTTTTTAATATCAGACATGTTGTCTCCTTAAATAATTTATTTGTTTTGTTTCTAGTTTTACTGCTTTATTATCCAAGAAGTATAAAATGCCAGAAACGACAGCATCTAGTACGTCTTCGTGGCTAATCTTAGGAAAAGCCCACATTTGTTCTTCCAATACTGGAAAATGTGAAGTATGTTTCACTTTCTTTTGTTGGTAGAAGTTCAATGCTTTACCCGCACGTATTTGTTTGGATAAAGATTGATTTTTTGATCTATATTTAGCGGGTACATGTTTGAAAACATCTTTCCACAAGTCTCCACCTTGGTTTACTTCAACATAAACCACTCCAGCATCGTAGATATCTACTAAACTGGCAACCCTATCTGCAATTTCAGACGGGGACATCTTAACTTGTTCTGCATGGCGCACATAAACATTATTTTTACCATCAGAACTGATACCTCTAGACAAAACAGCAATTCCTGTAAAGTCAGATATCTTATTTTTAGTTACAGCAGGGTCAATACTAATAATTGTATTACCATAATCGCTTAATTCTTCAATTTCAACATCTTCATTAACCCAAAATGTTCCATCAGTATTAACTGGACGATTCATATAATTTTTAGCAAAGTCTCTTAGGTGTCTTTGACTCTGCAACCAGTCTAAAGGCCACTTCTCAGGCCATACAGAGCGTTCTGAGCCATCATCATTATTAAGTATGGCTGGATAGTAATGCACACTTACATTCTGGTCTGTAATCCAACCTAGTTCAGGATCGGAATAACCTTCTGCATATTTACGGAATTGATCCATTACAGAGTTTGGCATAGTAGTTGTACCAACAAATATCATACGAGCATAGATATTCATAGGAGCAATATCATCAAACACTGTGTTTTTCTGTTGTCCAGCCTGATATTCAGAATAATTCTTTTCGCCTTTTTCAATATCGTCTAAAATAATAAGGTCTGGGCGTTGTCCAAATACTTTTTTACCTAAAGAGTTAGTGTCAATACCATTAGCGTCAAATATAAAATCGTTAGACTGAATAATACGCCAGGAGTTGGAAGCCATCGCCCGTCCTGAAGATGCCACGATCTTAGGCTTGCATAACTCTGGATAATCCTCTTGAAGATATTCATTTCCCTCCAATTCGTTTTTAAATGTCATTAAATGAGTTTCGGCCTGAGATGCAGCATCCGAAAACGCAGCAATAAATTTAACATGACCATGTGCTGCTGCCCACATAGGCAAAATCAAAAAGATCCAAGTAGATTTACCACATTCACGTGGAGCAATAAACGCATCTCTATTTTCCTTTGGTCTTTCTGGTTTATGGATCCATGATTTGCCATATTCTGCTAAATCCACATGAAATTCAGATAAAGTTATTTCACCTTGAGCATTTTGAAGATGATGAGGCAAATAAACCAATGCAAAAAGCATAGGGTCATACTTGGTTAATTCTTTACGTCCTTCAGAAAATGACAATAGTTCCAAAGGAATGGTTTCTAATATGTCTGTTGCCTTCATTATTTTTCTTCTGAAGCATATAATGCACGAAGTTGTCTAAGGGCTGAACCCCTAGAATCATGACATCCTTCTACTTCTCCGTTCTCCTTTACTACTGCCCATTGCCCTTCACTGCACTTTGGGTTTTCTTTTTCTATTTTCCAAGGCATCTAGTCTCCTCCTATCATCCGAAATCATGGTTTTGATGTCTGTTATATTATTTTCTAATCTATTTAATTGATCTTTTACGCTACTACCGCCATTTGGTCTAAATTCTTTAATCAAAAATCTCATCATTGCAAATATAGAACCAAGGATTGCTGTCAATGCTCCTCCAAATGCTGCTACTAGTTCTGGTGTCATTAAAAATACCCTCCAGATTTCATTTTATGGGGAATATTTTTTTCAGACAGCGAAAAAATCAAAAAGAAAAAAGTTTTCAAGGCGGGTACCCCCACTATAGACAAACCATTATATCTTCTAGCCATTGTTTATCAAACCTTTGTTTCTTATAGCCTCATTACGAGCCTTTGCTTCATTCAATAAATCTATTATAGCCAAATCCTGTCCATCTTTGTTTCTTTGTTCATTGATAACAGTAGACTTACCTTCTATAAGGTTAATGGTTTGTATAGCCTTATGGACAGCATTGGCTAATTTGTTTAAACCATCACTATCCAATGTATCTTGCATTAGGGCTTCTACACATCTATCCAATACTGCTTGTGCTGCTATAAGTTTTTCTTTATCTGAATAGAATACTCTTAGATCCCCCGCCATTTTTGCGAGGGTATCAATAGTAGGCAAATCCAAACCTCTATCTACAAACCATTTCTTGGCGGTATGATAAGACTTTGGAAAACCAAGATATCTCATAGATGGGCCAATACCCATTTCTTGAGCATTTGATATAAATTCTGTAATTTGTTCTTCTGTAAAGGTTTGATATCCCATAAATTGCTCCTTAAATGGTTTGGATATTTGACATTACGGCGCACATCTGGTAGGATCTACCCTGTTTGAAACCATAAAACCTCATATCAAACCATCTCCAATAGTTCTTCTATCTTTTCTGACAAATCTTCATCCAATTGCATCTTTATTGCTATCTCAACTGTTTTATTATCGCTTACAAACTGTATATTGAATGACAATGTTTGGTCTATATATTCTACATCATTTGCATATGGGAATAATAGCAATGTTTCTCCTCTATACCGTCAAATTTTTACTAGTTATTGCAACAATGTAATTATATCAGAATAAAGAAAGAACTGGGAAGAGATAGAGGTGACTAAAAGAACTTCCCAGTTCAATCCTAGCATGACACATAGGTAGACCCCTTAGCAGAGACTAAGGTTAATACCATTATATCACTTTCCTTTACCTTTTGCAAGTAATTGTCTTGATCTAACATATTTTACCCAACAAGGCTTACAATAACCAAGATGTCCAT